ACTGAGGGAACAGTCATCACTGATCCGAATACCCCACTCTACAGTGGTAGCACAGTTAAGCTTGCATTCCGACAGAAACCCTACATCCTGCGTGATGGCGTCACCTACGGTACAAGTCTTAAACTTGTCGGAATCCAAGTCATCACTGTCGGCTCCTCTGCTGGTGTTGATACAGGCGATCTTGGTGAAACTGAAGTGGCAGCTCTCTTTGGTCAGACTAAAGGTTTCAAAGCATCTGAGCCTAACGTAATCATCAACGACGCAGTTGAGGACGACGACTTCTAATGGCTTTTAGATCGGGGCTAGAAGAGAAGGTAGCTGATCTTCTCACTAGTCTTGGTGTTAAGTTCGAGTATGAATCCACTAAAGTTCCTTACGTTCTGCAATGCAACTACACCCCCGACTTTCTTTTACCGAATGGTGTCTATCTAGAGACCAAGGGTCATCTCGACGAGAAAGATCGGAGGAAGATGATCGCTGTGAAGAAACAGAATCCAGACTTAGATATTCGATTCGTCTTTCAAACACCTTATAACAAAATCTATAAAGGAGCCAAGTCCACGTATGCTCAGTGGGCAGAGAAACACGGCTTTAAATGGGCAGCTTTCCACTCTATCCCTGTTGAATGGCTAACCTAGAATACGGCACTGCTGACTTCTACGCTGAACAATTCAGCGACCTACTTGCTGATGTAGATGCACTGAACCCTGCTACAGCTGATGCTTTGATTGAAGGGTTCTATCGAGCAATTGATTCATGGTTTGAATATCACGATGCACAAGCACGAGCATACGCAGAATTGCGAAAGCGAGTTCGTGAGGCACTTACCGTGTGACACGTGTGGGTCATCAGATGCGAACTCGTTGTATTCTGATGGCCACACTTTTTGTTTCTCATGTAACAGCTACGGTCACACAGAAGAGGAAGTTGCTAACTCCTATAAAATGCAAACTAATGTACAGCTCAAAGGGTCCGCCTCAAGACTGAGTAAGCGGAACATATCTGAGAAGGTATGTCAACAGTACAAGATCTACCGTGATGGTGACCTACTTAGGTTTCACTATTATGACGAGACCGGCATCCTGATTGGATGCAAGACTAAGACTAAAGACAAAGACTTCCGTTATGAAGGACAACCACCTACCTGTCTCTTTGGACAGCATTTGTTTCCCGCCACTGGAAAACGAGTCGTTATCACTGAAGGGGAACTCGATGCAGCTTCATGTAGTGAGGCTATGCCGGGGTGGCCGATGGTATCTCTACCTAGCGGTGCCGCTGCGGCCAAGAAGTCGATACAACGGGCTATCCCCTGGCTCCAGGGTTACGAGGAGATTGTCCTGTTCTTCGACAATGACGAGGCTGGCCGTAAGGCAACGGAGGAAGCAGCAAGCGTATTACCACCTGGCAAGACAAAGATCGCAAGACTTGAGGAATACAAGGATGCGTCAGACGCTCTCCAGGTCAATGACACTGAAGCGATTCGTCGAGCTATTTGGGACGCGAAGCCTTACCGTCCAGATGGAATCGTCGATGGCAAAAGCCTACTAGAGATAGTAACAACACCAAACCCACCATCTGATCATGACTACCCATTCCAAGGATTACAGGCAAAGCTTCACGGAATCAGGTACGGAGAGCTTGTTACGATTACTGCAGGCTCTGGCATTGGTAAATCCTCATTCTGTCGTGAACTCGCAACTCACCTTCTTAACAACGGAGAACGGGTTGGGTACTTGGCACTTGAAGAAAGTAACCGTAGAACCGCCTTGGGACTGATGTCCGCTGCTGTAGGTAAATCACTACACCTTGGTAATCATGACAGAGATGCCCTCACTGAAGCTTATACTCACAGTCTTGCTAAGTGGAACCTGTTTCTTTTTGATGGCTTCGGTTCTTTCGACCCAGACGTTATCTATAACCGAATTGAATACCTTGCTTGCGGGTTAGATACTAAGGTCATCTTCCTTGACCACCTCTCGATCCTTATGTCTGGATTGGAGGGTGACGAGAGACGGATGATTGATGTTACTATGACCAAGCTACGTTCTCTTGTAGAGCGTACTGGTATCGCTATGTTCCTTGTCTCCCACCTACGACGCACATCCAATGACACAAACCATGAAGAAGGGGCACGAGTCACCCTTGGACAGCTTCGAGGCTCGGCAGCTATTGCTCAATTGTCAGATGGAGTTATTGCGCTTGAACGGAACCAGCAGGCGGATCGAGGAGGCTCTTCTACGACTGTGCGAGTCCTCAAAAACCGTTATAGTGGAGAAGTAGGTGTAGCTTGTCAGCTTACCTATGACCTAGATACTTGTAAATTTACTGAGACTGAAGCAAATGACTTCGACCCTTCCACCGACTTCTAATGGTGAGCGTTACCTGCACTTCCCTACTGGTCTTACATTGAAGGCACCTAATCCCCCTACACCTGAGGCAATCAAGCGAGCACAGTTCGTTGATAAGACCTACAAGTGGACAGGTAAGTGAACCTAATCTTTGACTTAGAAACAGACGGTCTATACAATGATGCTACCAAGATCCACTGTATCGGCATCTATGATCTTGACACTGAGCAGACTCTTGTCTTCAATGATGAGGGGAGTGAGCAACCAATTACAAAAGGCGTTCAACTACTCGAAGATGCCTGTTGTCTTATTGGCCATAACATTGTCGGTTATGATATTCCTGTTCTCCGTAAACTCTACCCTTGGTTTAGCCCCAACGCTAGGGTTGTGGATACTTTGGTTCTCAGCCGTATCTATCATGCTGACATGTTGAAGACTGATCAGAAGCGTAAGTGGGGTAACATGCCACCTAAGCTTCTAGGTCGTCACTCACTAGAGTCATACGGCTACAGGCTAGGCGTGTACAAAGGAGAATTTGGTAAAGACACTGACTGGAAACACTGGTCACAAGAAATGCAGGACTACTGCATACAAGACGTAAAAGTAACACAGAAGTTATGGCAACATTTCCATCCATACCTGACTTCATCCAACTAGAACATGATGTCGCAACAATCCTCACAGAGCAGGAGATACATGGGTGGTACTTTGATGAAAGAGCTGCATGGGAACTTGAATCGACTCTCCGAGGAGAGCTTGAAGGACTTACTCAGCTACTACGCAACAGGTACCCTCTCATTAAAGACAGAGAGTTCACTCCTAAACGAGTTAACCGCACAACGGGATACGTCGCAGGTGCTCCTCTCACTAAGCTAAAGGAGTTCAACCCTGGTAGTCGTGATCACATTGCATGGGTCATGAAGAACCATCATGGTTGGATACCCGATAAAGAGACAGCAAGTGGCAAGACTGCCATTGATGAAACTGTTCTCAAAGATATTGGTACAGAGGAGGCACTACAGTTCTTCCGCTGCCTAGAGCTTACTAAGCAACTAGGTATGTTGTCTGAGGGACAGAATGCTTGGCTTAAACTAGTCAAGGGTAACCGTATTCACCACCACTGTTCGGTTGCTACTAACACACATAGATGTGCTCACCGTAATCCAAACCTCGGGCAGGTACCAAGTGATCTTAACTTTAGAAAGCTATTTTGTGCTAGCCCTGGGCATGTCATGGTTGGCGCTGATCTCGCAGGCATTGAACTTAGAATGCTCGCACACTACCTTGCCCGATATGATGGAGGCAGGTACGGAGATGTTCTTCTCAACGGTGACATACACCAAGAGAACGCTGACAAGATAGGCATATCACGCCGACTAGTAAAGACTGTAACGTATGCCTTTCTATATGGGGCAGGCGATCAAAAGATAGGACTTAGTTATGACCAAAGCCTTTCCCCGAACAAGGCTAAAGAAAAAGGGGCTGAGATACGAAGTGCTTATGTTGCTGCCATTGACGGCTTGGATAGTCTTCTTACCGCTGTTCGTCAAGCAGGTGAGCGAGGCTTTATCAGGTCCATAGACACACGTAAGATACCTGTAGATAGTCCACACAAGGCACTCAACTACCTCCTCCAGTCAGGAGCCGGTGTTGTAGCTAAGCGTTGGATGGCTATCGCTAATCAGAACTTTCCTACTATTGACAACGACTATCTCAGTCACACTCATCAACTAGCATTTATCCACGACGAATTACAGTGGGAATGCCTACCAACTTATGCAGAGGATCTTAAGGAACACCTAGAGATGTGCGCTGCATTAGCTGGCGAATACTATAATCTCCGTATCCCTATC